ATGTGAGGGCTCAAAATATTCAGGAAGTTCTGAAGAGTTAATTGGAGATTGATAGAAAATATTATGTAGAAAAGCAGTTATTGCCGCCGGTGGACAGGCTTTTTGAGACATTAGGAATTAAGAAATCTGATTATTATAATGGGATATGTGCAAGCAAAAAAGATAGAACCATATTAAAAACTAATGGAAAAGCAATAACTCAGAAAAGCTTGTTTAGTTATGAATAAGGAAAAGATTTATATACTCAGAAAGTAAGGTATAGTGCATGGCAAGTAAGACTTTCGTACTCGGATTAAATGATTTAATGGTTGCTGATGGGGATTCATTCATACGGTGCTGCAATTGTGTAATTGAAAACTGCCCAATGAGAGGAAAGAAGTTTTAGGAGTGATATACAAATGAAAGAATATATTAAAGAATTAAATCCGGTGGCGCTGTATTGTGTATGTGAAGAATTTAGGGATGATAAAGAGGAGGAGAGAAAAGAAAGTATAGTGGCGATATATGGATTAAAGAATAATGTGGGACTTATTGAAGTTATACCACATATTAAAGAAGAAGATATAAATAAAGTTTATGAATATAAATATAATGGGATATTTGTTATTACTATGAGGATATCTAGAACTGAGTATGAATATTATTTGAGGTTGTATGATGGGAGAAATTATATGAAGAGTTCTATATAAATGTACTAGAATAAATGTACTAATGGTTATAATAGATTGTAATCATTAGTACATAAGTATGTACTTATATAAGGAGTGTTGAATAATATATAGATCTATATAGATTTTTTGGATGTATATAGAACTATATAGGGAAAGAGAAATGTATATGTAAAAAATGGTAGGTATATAGAAAGAAATGGATCTATATAGATGGGAGTTTTGCAAGTTGGCTTGACTTAAAACAAGTTAGGTTGATCAAGTAGGATTGACTTAAGACAAGTGGGCTTTATCAAGTGGACTTTACACAGGGAAAGTTAGGTTGATCAAGTAAGGTTTAGTTAAGGCAAGTAAAGTTTAGTTGATAAAAAAATAATTAATATAATAAATAAAAAACTTGTACCGATAGAACTATATAGTAAGAAATACAATAGTATGTAAATGAGGTTGAGATATGTATATGAAAGATGTACCAAATAAATCAACAAAGTGTATTGTATTTGAACAAAAATCGGCAATTTGTAATTTACTTCTTAAAGATATTATGAATGAAGCAAAAGGAAAATATCAAGTAGATGCTGCTTTTGACTTTCGCGATAACGGATATACTTTGATGAATCACGACAAAAAGATTAATGCATCAATTGATAAATATATTACTAGAGTTCAAAAGAGATTTGAAAAGAGAAATATGGTTTTTGCTAAGGTATATTACAAAATATACTATGGACAAATCGGCATTAATAACGAATATGGATATTATATTTATGAGCACGAAAAGAAGTAGATGATGATATCGATAAAGAAAGATTATTGAATAATATAAAATTTGATTGATGATAGATGCAATATTAAAGGAAAGTGATAAAAATGAAATCTGGTGAATTTTATAGATATGTGGAAGATAAGCTTAGACTATATACAAATATATTGAAAGCTAAGGGAAAGTCAAATAGTGGTTATCAATCAGATGGTGATAGACTTTACTACTTTATTGAACATGCAAAGATTATGCATATCACGCCAGAGAGGGCAGCACTTGAGCTAAGTATAAAACACTTCATAAGTATTAGAGAGATGATAAATGGAATTGATGAGGGAAATATATATAGTGAAGAATATATTGATGAGAAAATAGGAGATCTTATAAATTATATGCTATTTATAAGGGCATTATTATATGTAAGAAGTAAAAACATGGCAATCGTTAAAAAATTCGTTGATAAAATGGAGGAGTAAATGTTTACAGAATTTTCTTTAAATATTAAGGAAGAATCAAAAGAAAGTTGGAATGTAAGAATAATAGAATATACTGGTATTAGAGAATTATATATTGAATTTGATATATGGTTAAATGGTGGTGTTTATAGATACGATAAAAAATATCATAGATATATTTATAAATATGAAATTATAGGAATGATTAGAAGAAAGCAATATAAAAAAGAAGAAAAAATAAAAAGAAATAAATGTAATTTATTGGAAAACTATATAAAGGAATAAAACAATAAGGTGGTAATATGCAAAATCACGAATTGGGAAATAATGCCGAAACAAGTAAAATGCTGGCAACTTTTGGTATGACTTATTTAAATTCTTGGTCCTATATGGAAAAACATCTTAATAGACAAAGAAAAGTAAGGATGGGGATACCAGTATGGAAAGATGGGCGATTTGTTGAACAGTCTATTATGTGGATTGAGCAAGCACCTAAAGGAAAAGTTTATGAAGTCCCATTAACTGATAAGGATAACCACCATATTCGTGTTAAGTTTGAATATAAATATAATATTGTAGATAAACAATTAAGGCAGTCTATGTCTATGGGATTTGCACAATCGCGAAAAGAACTTATGGAAAAATATCTTAAGTTAATGAATGATAGTTACAATTATTATCAGATTATGATGGGGAAGGGACTATAAAATGAGATACATAGATAGTTATAACTGTATAATTTTTTCAGATAATAAGAAATCAAGGCCATATGCAAAAGTTGGATTAATCATTAAGTTAAATGGAGAACAGTATGAAATAACTAAGATAGATGGGCATGATATCTATGTGCAAAAAATATACATTTAAGATAGAGAATCCAGATAATAATTAGAAAGTGTTACTATACAAAAGGGTGTTATTAATGACAGATAAAAATAATGGGTGTTGTTCAAATCCAAGTTGTTTAAAGACAGTTAGAACTATTAATGTATGTGCTAATTGTGGGCAATATTGTACTGAATGCGAAATAAATGAGAGAGCCAATAAAATGAAAAATAGAGTACATTCTTGGACGGTGAAAATTTAATGGCAAAATATATTAATAGTTTTAATTTGTTTGGCGATATAGTTGCAAGTATGATAAGAGAAAATAAATCTCAAAATATATTAATAGGGTTTGGAAATTATGATGATCTGCAAAATACAAAAAGAAAAATTTTAGAAGCATTTCCAAATATTAAACATGGTTATACAATTACATCAAATCATGATACTGGTCATATAGTAATAAGATTAACTAAGAATAATATTGTAACTATTTTACATATCATGCATATAAATCAGCATAGATTAAGAGGATTCACATTTGATAAAATATATATTAGTACTCACGGAATAGAATGGTTGAATCTATTAGAAATTTCTGCATATGCCAGAGAAAAATATATTACATTATTTGGAGATGAATAAATAACAATATAAATATAATATTTTTAAAATTAAATTGTATATCTAAGTAAGATTTATATACTTTTGAATACTATTTTTGTGGTATGCGACATAGAAAATCATTAGACAGGGATAATAAAGTTCTAAAAATAATAAATAAATATAATGATTGTTCAATATTAGAACTTTTGCATAAATGTATAGAAGAGTATCCGATTTTTGAATGGAATTATTATAATATTAGGAATAGTATAACTCGTTTATATTGTAATGGTTATATAGAATTTGATAAAAAGAATGCAAATCTAAAAATGAAAGTTGATAATAAATATTATAATAGAAATAGAGATGTAAAAATTATAAAGGTAAAAAATGTAGAATGTGACAATGAGTTTTTATTAGGTGGTTTTTATGAATAGTAGAGATAAATATATTGGAAAAATTATTAAGGGAAAAAAGCCAACAAAAAGACAGATGAAACTTAGCGGAAAAGTTGCATATGATAAAGAAAATAGCAAAGTCGGGCAAAGTGTTTGGAGAAAAAAAATAGTAAAGTGTAATCAATATCATGATAAATATATTATTTATGTTAGGATGAAATGTGATAAAAAAAATTGCGACGGTCACATAATCTTGGATAGCAGGAATTATAAAATTTGTAATAAATGTGGACTTGGAATAAAAAACGAAAGTAATGATAGATTTAGCTTCTTTGATAAAGATTCATATGCAAATATACATGGATCTATGCCATATGAATCAATCAATTATAGAAATTATAGATGGAATAATTTGGATATGGAAGAATTTATATACTATAAAGATAAGGATAATAATAAAATAACTGAAAGATATAAAAGAATTAAGAGGTGGGAAAATGCAAACAGGATTTAATGAATTTCCTATTTATAATACTAACATAGTTATGGAAGAAATGCCAAAAGGAGCACTAATACAAAAAATTAAGTCTAAGGATTATGATCTTATACTTAAATTGGTGGGATTTGGACTTTCTAAAAATCAAATAAGAGAAGTACTTGGAATATCTCAGGATAAATTTAAAGAGATGCTAAATACTGATGAAAAACTTAAAAATGTTATAATGGAAGGGGAATTAAATATAAAAACTAGAATACTTGTAGGTCAATTAAGGATGGCATTGCCTGATCCTGAAAATGGATATATTGGTAATGCAGCACTTCTTAAACATTTGGGAATGGTTCATTGTGGACAGTCTGAAAAACTTGAAGTTAAAGAAGAACAAGATATACATGTAGTGCTCAAATGGGCAGTGGGAAGTAAAGAAGAAAATGATGAAGGTGATTCGAATGGTAGTAATTAATAAATTTTGTCCAAGAATAAAAGATATGTGTATGAAAGAAATTTGTGTATGTTTCAATAAGACAGTAATACAAAAAAATATTAATAATGACGTTATTACATTTGATCAATATATTTGTAATGGTTTTAAAATTCCTCTTGAACTTGGACGGGAAAAAAGAAGATGATTATATATGATATGTTCAATAGAATTGCCACCGCTTTATAGACTTCAGCAAGAAATAGCTGATGATCCACATAGATTTAAGGTTATTGCAGCGGGTAGAAGATTTGGAAAAACTTTATTATGTGTAGAAATATCTTTTAGAAAAGCTTTTGAAGGAAAAAGAGTTTGGTGGGTTGCACATAATTATTCAACGGCAGGTATTGCTTTTCGTATGACTATGGCACTTGTTAAACAATTGCCAGATGTTTTTGGTATTAAGGTTAATATAGCAACTAGGACTATTTTATTTACTAGGACCGGAGGAGAATTTTCTTTTAAAAGTTCGGACAGGCCCGATAACTTAAGAGGAGAAGCGTTAGACCATATAACTATGGATGAAGCAGACTTCCACAAAAAAAATGTATGGTATGAAATACTTAGACCAGCACTAGCAGATAGAAGGGGAAGTGCTATTTTTATATCGACTCCAAAATATGAAAATGGTTGGTTTCATCAAATGTGGAAAGAAGGTCAAAAGGGCAAGTCTAATATAAAATCTTGGAGATGTTCAAGTTATACGAATCCCTATCTTTCTCATGAAGAACTTGATGAGATTAGGGAAACGACACCTGATATAACTTTTAGGCAAGAAATACTTGCAGAATTTATAAGCGGAGAAGGTGCGAGAGTAAAAAGCGAATCTATTCAATACTGCGATATAGATGAAATTAAATTTAATGAAGATGTATATTTTGCTGTTGGTGCTGATTTAGCAATAGGAGAAAAAGAGATAAATGATTATACCTCAGTTTGTGTTTTAGCTAAAAATATAAAGACAGGTGAAATATATATTTGTGATATAAAAAGAGATAGATTAAGCTTCGCGAAGCAAAAAGAAATGATAAAAGCATATGCTGAGAAATGGAATAAATACACGCATAACGAAATTATAATAGGGATAGAAGAGGTAGGATATCAAAAGGCTCTTATTCAAGAGGTTGCGAGGGAAACAGGGTTTGCCGTGTTTGGTATTCCAGCAAACAAGAATAAGGTCGCGAGGTTCGCGAGCCTTGAAGCAAAGTATGAATTGAGGCAAATCTATCATGCAGAGGACTTGCCACTAAGCTTTGAAGCTGAATTACTGGCATTCCCAGAGGGCGAGCACGATGATTATGAGGACTCAATGAGTGTAGCATATGCAGCCTTAAATCGAGCATTTGGATTTACTGATAGTGATCTTATCTTTGAACTAGGGGAAAAGAGCGCGAGCTTTTTCTAAGATTGTACCAAAACATTTATATACTCAGAAATCAAGGGTAGTGTACTGAAATGAGAGGTTGAAGAAAAATGCAAGACGAAAATAATCTGTTGGGAAGCGAAGCAAGGAACTCATCTTCCTGCGAATGCGACAACTGCACCAGAAAATGCAATCTGGAGAATATTGAAAACATGGTATGGGATGCTGAAATTCGCATGAGGGAGGTGGCCTGAGATGGCCGCACCATTTTTAGTTGGAAAGAAGTTTTAATTTTTTTGAGGTGGTAAAAATGGGAGTTGGGAGACAAGGGCGGCGGAATAAAAGAAGGGCATTAGCCGCAAAAATCCAAAATAGGAATAGATTGCAATTAATAAAATTGCATGAAAAAATTGGATACGATAAAAGGGAATATTGGATAAGATATTATAAAAATTGAGGTAAAAATATGAATAATTTTTCTATTGTATGTAATAAATGTGGTGCTAAAATAGAATTATCTGAAGATTGTGCACAAGAAGGAGCCGAAGAAGGATTTAACGATAATATACATTGGTTTGTTTCATGTTATGAAACATTAGATATTAAATGTGAGTGTGGGAATATTAGAGCATAATAATATTATTTTTATTTTTTTAATATTTTTTAGATAACAATTGTTAACTTTATCAGATTTTAATTTTTTTGATTGTTTGATTGTTGTATTTCTGAAATCAGATATAATAAGGGTGATAGTATGCCGAGAAATGCAATAGGAAAAGAAGAAAATTTTGAAAGTAATATATTTGATGAAATAGGGGTAACTGGTCTTAACAGATTTGGCGGAACGATAGCAGAGGAGCTATTAAGTCAATTATCAGATCTTTATAAGTCTAATAAAGCATTTAAAGAGATGAGAGATAATGATCCAATAGTCGGAGCTATAATGTTTGCTACCGATATGTATATTAGAAAAACAAGATGGTATGTTAAGGCAGGCGGAATATCACAAAAGGCTCTAGCTAAAGCAGAATTTTTAGATAGTTGTAAGGATGATTTTGATGGGCAGAATTGGAATGATATCATTTCTGAAATTTTGAGCATGTTAGTATTTGGATGGAGCACAGCCGAGAAAGTATATAAAATTAGAAATAAAAAGAATGGATCTAAATATAATGATAATAAGATAGGATGGAAGAGATGGGGATTTAGAGCACAAGAGACACTTTTCGAATGGATTTATAATGAAGAGAACCATGAACTTGCTGGATTAATTCAGAGTGATCCTGTAACGGGCCGAAATATTACAATTCCAATGGAAAAATTATTGTTGTTTAGAACAAAAATTCGCAAAGATAATCCACAAGGGGCATCAATTTTTAGGAATGCTTATAAACCATATTGGTATAAGAAAAAATTAGAAGAGTTTGAGGCAATCGGATTAGAGCATAGTGCTGTTGGCGTTCTTTGTGGATGGGTTCCTAAAAAAGTTATAACAGATAGTAGCGAAGCAACTTTAAAAAATCATTTTGGGGATGCAATTAGAAAAATACAAACTGGAAAAGGTGCGAGTATATTATTACCTCTTGAATATAATGATAAAGGTGATAAAAAGTTTGATCTGACATTTTTGAGCACTTCAAATGATTCTTCAAAGATTGCACAAATCGGAGAAGTGATAAATAGATATGATACTAGAATAGCTCAGACAGTTATGTATGAAATTATGATGGTAGGAACTGGTAAAACGGGAAGTTTTGCGCTTGCAGAGTCTAAAAGTAATGCATTTGTTATGGCATTAACGACATTTCTGGAAATTATTAAGACAGTTATAAATGAAAATGCCGTAAAAGAATTACTAGAACTTAATGGATTTGATACAAATGAAGAAATGCCAACTTTTGAATTTATGCCAATTGTTAAGGCTGATCTTAAAGAAGTTGGGCAGTATCTTAAGGATTTGGCAACAGCAGGTGCTAAGATTTGGCCTAATAGGTCACTTCAGAAATTTATTATGGAAATTGCAAATATGCCAGTTCAAACTGATGAGGAAATGGAAGAACAGATACAAGAAAAAGAGGATGATAAGAAAAAGATGGAAGAAAAAGATGATGAAGAGATAGATGAACAGGATAAAGAAGATGAGGAAGAAGAAGAATAAACTCTTCTTTTGATTTTTATGACAGATATTAAAATGCCAAATGAAGATATTTGGCCTAAAATATTAAATAAAGCGGATAGTTATAATAATGCTATGGCTCTCAGTTTTATTTATGCAATCGATAAATTAAAGAAGAGATTAGGAAAGAAAGATTTTAAGAAAGTAGTTGAATCAAAAGATCAAAAAGTACTTAATGAATTTTTTGATAAGATAACATTAGATGGAAAAAAGTTAACGATAACATCTAAAAATCTTTTTACAGATATTGCAAAATTAATTAATAAGGAATATAATTTTGGAATTGATATTAAAAAGATGAACATTGATAAATATACTAAAGAGTATGTAGCTGATTTAGTTGTCGAAGTTGGCGGTGAAACGAAATTAGCAATTAAAGAAATTGTGATAGATGGATGGGCAAAAGAAATAGCACCTGAAAAACTATACAAAAATATTAAGGAAAGTGGAATAGGCTTAGATACTAGACGAAAAAATTCTTTAATGAAATATGAACACGGTTTAATAAAAGATAAAGATCTTAGCGAAAGATTTAAGAATGATCCGATTGGATGGGAGAGAGAAATCGCTAGATTAGTTCATAAACAATATCAAGCTTTATTGTTAGATAGAGGTCGAACTATTGGAAGAACTGAAAGCATTAATATGGCAAATGAAGGCTCTAGACAGATGTATGAGAGGGCAGCACAATCTAATCAAATTTTGAAAGAAGAATATGAGATGAAATGGGTAGTAACTCCCGATGATAGATTGTGTGATAAATGTAGAATGATGCTAAATGAAAGATGTTCGTGGGGTGGATACTTTGAAAATAAGGCAGATGTAAAATTAAAAGAACAACCCAACGGATTAAGAAGGCCGACATTACATCCTAGAGGTAGGTGCTGCTTAGTTTGTGTGAGAAAAAACTAGATTGTTGTAAAAATATTTTGAGAGGACTTGGAAGTGATAAAGTGAAACTTCTAAAAATTGATACAGTTCAACAGGTTGTTTTTGCGGTGGTTTTGGAGCCGGATACTGTTGACCTTCAAGGGGATATTATTTCTGCCGAAGAAATAGAAAAGGCGTGCTGGAAATACAATACTGAGAGCCGTGTTGTAGGATTTAGACATCAAAAAGAACTCGATGCTGTTATTCTAGAAAGTTCAATAGTCAGAGGAGAGGGATATTATTTTGATAAATCAGTAACAGCAAATGGAGAAAGTGCTTATGTAAAAGTAGGTTCATGGGTTGCTGCTATTAAAATAAATGATAGTGAGATTTGGGATGGAATTATGAGAGGAGAATATAGGTCTTTTTCCGTTGGTGGATTTACTGATTCCGAAATAATTGATCCTGCGATTATCGCGACAGGTGATCAAGGTGGTGGTAACTAATGGTAGAACCTAAGAAAATTCTTAGGAATTTAGATGTTAGAGAAATTTCAATAGTCCCTTATGGAGCAAATAATAAAACCTTTTTGCTTGTTAAGGGTGCTGAAAATCTTTCAAAAGAAGAACTTGAAAATGTATTCTGGTTAAAAAAGGAACAAAACAAAAATATGGAGAGTGTAGTTATGGTTAAGACACAGGAAGAACTTCAAAAGGAATTTGAGACTGAGAAGCTAAGACTTGAGAAAGAACTTAAGGATGCTAAGGATGCATCTGAGAAGTTTGCAAAAGAAGCTAAGGAACAGGCTGAAAAGCTAGAGAAAGAGGCATCTGAGAAGGCCGCAAAACTGGAAAAAGAACTTAAGGATGCAACTGAGAGAGCCGCAAAACTTGCAAAAGAAAGTGAAGAGAATGGCAAGATCGCAAAGGAAGAGAGAAATATCAGGATTACTAAGGAGAAAATTGATTTTGCTAAGGAGCACTTCGATATTCTTGGTGATTCTAAGGAACTTGGAGTATTTCTTAAGGAAGCTGAAGAGAAACTTTCTAAGGAATCTTATGAGCTTATGGTAAAGACTTTCACCGGAGCAAATGAAAAGATTAAGAAGAGTGATCTTTTCAAGGAAATTGGCACAGATGCAAGTTCAACCGCTAATAATGTAATTAGTAGGGTTGACAAAATGGCAAAAGAAATAATGGAAAAGGAAAAGATTGATTATTCTGATGCACTTGCTAAGGTGTTTATAGATGAAGCACTTTATGAAGAATATGAGAAGGCTACTTCCAGAAGGGGTGTTTAAAAATGATTAATGAGATGGGGCCAAATATCGATATCAGTATGTTTAAGGCTCATGAAACGATGGCAACCGCCGCATATGATGACACGGCATACCGATATAGGGTTGTTTGTCTAAATTCTGATAAAGAGGTATGTTATCCAACAGCAATTACTGATATTCCTTTCGGAGTTCTTATAGAAGGTGCTCCGACAGGTGGATATGTGACTGTAAGAGTATTTGGAGTATGTCCTGTTAAGGTAATTGCTGCGCTTGCTTTGCCAAATGTTATTGGAATTGCTACGGATGGCGGCGCTATTGATGGGCGTGTAAATGCTGCAATTGCAACAAATTATATTATGGGGCAACTGTTGGATAGTAGCGATGCTGAAGATGATATCATAACTGCAATGATTAATTGCCTAAGTATGCCAATTAAGGCTTAAATAATTTAAGGATGTGATTTAAAAATGGCTAGACCAAATAGAGGACAGGTTAAAGTAGATACCCTACTTTCAAACCTTTCTATTGGATATATGCAAAAGCAGGATGTATTTATTTTCCCTAAAGTATTTGCTCCTGTTAAGGTAGATGAGCAGTCAAATAAATATATTGTGTATAGTTCAAAGGACTGGAATACTGATGAGGCAGAGGTAAGAAAGGATAGTACTGAATCTGCCGGTAGCGGTTATGATCTAAGCAACGATAATTATAATTGTGTACCTTATTCTTTCCATAAAGATGTAGGTGATCAGATCATTGCAAATGCCGGTGGACGGTTCGATTTAATTAAGGAAGCTGTCGAATTTGTCACTAGAAAGATTCTGATTAAGCAGGAAAAGATCTTTGCTGAAAAATATTTAGTAAGTGGTGTTTGGGGCGAAACACTTGTAGGCGGAACGGACTTTGATCAAATTAGCGAACCAACAAGCTCACCTATTGAACTTTTCAAGGGTGAAATCGTTAGCATGGCAGAGACTACAGGCATCGAGCCAAATACTCTAGTACTTGGTTACAAAGTTTTCAATGACCTATCTTTGCATCCTGATGTAATTGATAGAATTAAGTATACAAGTGCTGATGCCCCGACTGAGAAGATTCTTGCAAATCTTTTGGGAGTTCAGAGGGTGCTTGTAGCAAAGTCAGTTATCGCGACGGGTAAGGGAGCAACCAAGACAAATGCGTTTGCAGCGGGCCGGAATGCACTTCTTTGCTATGCTTCTCCGACTCCCGGCGTTCTTGCTCCAAGTGCAGGTTATACTTTCTCATGGAATTATGCAGGTATCGGGCCGATTGGAGTAAAGAAGTTTTACATTGAGGAGAAGGAAACTACAAGGGTAGAGGCAAGTTCTGCTTTTGATTGCAAGATAACTGCAAACGAACTTGGTAAACTTTTGACTCTTGTTACGGCAGCTTAGGAGAAGAGAAATCTTCTCCTAAATATTTTTTTTGGAGATGATAAATGATGTTTAATGATAATGAAAAGATTTTGGGAGAAGATAAACAACCATCAAAGATTGAACAAGTTACAAAACCTGTTAAGCCTGTCGGACCATTCAAGATTAAGATGGAAGTTCTAAAAGGTGGAAATTATAGACTGAATGGAAAGGTTTTTGAACTTGAACCTGGTGATTTTTTTGATGGAGAACAGCTTTCTCCTAGAAAGAGAGAAATATTGATTAACACCAAATATATAATTCAAAGGTGATGATTCTTATGAGAAATGTACTTACGAAAGGTTTAAGTGCTGTCGGACAACTTCTAATTGGTGGACAACCTTATGGAGTTGTAAATGTTTGTAATAAGACAGGTAATCCAATTACTGCCGGGAAACTTGTTTATATTTCTGGTTATGATGCAACTTTAGACTGTCCAACAATTACTCTTGCTGATGCTGATACTAGCGCAAAAGCTGCACAATATGTAACTAAGGCAGCTATTGCAAATAATGCAAGAGGTTTAGTATATGCAAAATATGAAATAGGTGGACTAAATACTAATGCCGGTGCGGTTGGTGATCCCGTTTATCTGAGTGCAACTGCCGGAGGATGGGCTTTAGCAGCTCCTAATGGTGCGGATCAAATACTTCAGATAGTTGGATACATTACCGCTAAATCGGCAACTGTTGGTAAGATTATATTCTTGCTACAACCTAGAGTAATTACTAAAGTAGGTACAAGTGGTTTACAAGATGCTACAATTTTGGATGCTACACCTATTACAAATCTTGTAGATCTTACTCATCTAAAGGATGATCAATCTTCAAGTATATTTGTAGTGAAAGGTGAAATTGATTTTGGAGAATCCAATGTCGTAGATACTGATCTAGGGCTTATGCCCGGCAAAGGGACTCTGATAGCTGGATATGCAACGATCACAGAGGCGCAGGTCGGAGGAGATGCTACAACTACAATCAAGGTTAGTAAGGCGGCTGCGGGCGCTACTCCAATTTGTGATGATAAGGTTGTAACTCTAGCAAATACTGCCGATGGTCAGAGTAATAAGGTTGGTACTATAATGGGTATTAATCCCATTGCTGCCGGAGTGGATGTTCTCAGTACAGAACATATTTATTTATACTGTGCTGATGATGTGGCCGGTACTAGATCAGCCGGAAAGATGAAAGTTGTACTGTTCTTTATGAAGAGTGCTTAAACACTCTTCTAAAATTATTTTTAGAGGTGGTGTTTAAATGGCCGCAAGTGATTTTAAAAGTAAATCTCATCTTGGTGCTATTTCTGGAAGAGTTAAAGGTGTGGTAACTGTTGCCCATAATGCGATATCAGCCGGGGCAAGCTCTGCCGAAATTGCAACAAAGGGGTTTAATGCAATTATTATTGAGACTGTTATAACTGTTGCTGCAAAACTTTGGACTGTTAAAGTACAGGGTTGCCTTTCAACAGGTGGTACATTTGCAGATTGTTATGATGGTGCAACTTTAATGAGTTCACAAACTAACAGTTCAAAAATTGTTATTTGGAAAGGTTTGCCTCCATTTATTAAACTTAATGCAAATGAAGATGAAGATACCGGAAAATGCACAGTAAGATATATGTTAATAAATGTTTAGGAAGTGATAATTTGGATATCGATCTTAGTAAATATGTGCAAAAAAATATTATTAGTTCAAGATTTATACTTGCACTATTGGTTATAATTGGTCTAATTGTTGGAAAAGTTGAGGATAATGTAGCATACATTATATTAGCGTTTTATTTCGGTAATACTACAAAGGGTATGCTTTCCAAATAAATTATTTTTTTGAGGTGATTATTATGGATCTTGATTTAGCGACTATTAAAATGCTTTTGGGAGGTAGTGCGAAAGTTGAAGGTATTTTAGACGATGATGAACTTACGGATTTTTTAGATGATTGCGATGATAATATTTATAGGGCTGCTAATAGGGCAGCATTGGCAATAGCTGCTTATTATACGCATAAAGCAAGTCAAAGTGTAGGACCATTAACTATACAAAATACTGCAAGAGCTAATGCATTTAGAGAGTTAGCTGTTGAATTTGGAAAAATGGCCGATAATTATATTGATAGTATCGGTAATTCAGAGTTTGTATTTATTGATAACGATGAACCGGCAGATGATACAAATGATGAGGCAATTTTTAAACAAGGTCTTTTTGATTTTTAAAAGGTGATGAAAATGGGTGGATGATATGAATGATTGGACAAAAAAATATCAGCAATAATAATTTAATAAGTTGTATTGCTGGAACAGGAGGCGTTGCAAAAAATCAAATTGTTATGATAGTGAATGAAAAAGTTTATCAATGCGATGGGGATAATAAGACTCATGCAGGCTTTGCAATTGGAATAGCGAAACAAAATATTAATCAAGATGAAAATGGAAAAATTCAAATTTCTGGAGAATTTTATGATAGTTCTTTAAATTTAGTATCTGGAAATATTTATTATGTAGGAATAGGGGGAACTATAAGCGATTCTTCAGGAAGTGGATTTTCTCAGAGAATTGGAATAGCAAAAAACGAACATACATTATTAATTGATTTGGGAGAATCAATAGTAAATATTTGAGGACGTGATATGAATGGTAAATCAAAAGTTTTTGACTAAGGGAAGTGGCGTGCTCGTTGAAGCTCAGGCAATTAGTACATCTGGTGGTGCTGGCGATGCTGGAAAGATACCGGCTCTCGATGCTAATGGCAAACTGGCTGAAAATATGATGCCTGCCGGTGTGAGCGCCGAGACTCAGGTTGCAAAGGCTGGCGTTGGTGGACTTGCTGAAAA